ATCCTTTAATTATGAAAGGATTATAAATAGTTTCATCTGATATTGGTAAATTGTAAGGATTTAATGGTCTGTTCTCAACATAAAACTCTGAATATAGATGGCTTAATTCTTTTCTTTTTTGAATGCCATTTTTACCTTCAATGGTTCTTAATGCAGTTCTTACATTTTCAACACTATTAAACAATAGATTATTTTGATTATAAATAATCCTTGCTAATTTAGCAGTAGGCATTTCAGGATTTTTTGTTCTGTAATCCTTTACAAGATCAATTTTTTTCATAGTATAGATTTGATTCAGTTTTTCTTCTTGTAACTAATCCTTTTAGCACTTTACCATTTGCAGTTATATATTTAGTTTCAAACCAATTTCTTATTTCTGCTTCTGTTGCCTTCTTATTAATTAAATTGAATAATCCATCTGAACCTCCACAATTCCATGTATGTGAAACTAATGCATCAAATTGATTTTGATTAATTTCCACCTTTATCTTTTTGTTAACAATATTAGCAAATTTAGGTAATAAATTCAATAAAAGTTTTTCTGCTCTATCTTGTGTAATTATATCACCTTCATTTACCTTACTTCCATCTTCATAAAAAGTATTTCCATATCCTATTGTCCATAACCCTGCTGGGCATTTATATGCTTTTAATTGGCATCCTTCATATTTCTTGATTAAATCTATACCTTTTTTACTTGGAACCATATAATCTAATTGCAATGCTTATTAGCAACATGATGAATAATGCAATGGCTATTTTAAACCATACATCATAAAGATTCTTATACTTTTCTTTTTCTTTTATTGACGTGTCAAGTTTTACTTGACAACTGAAAACCTTTGCACTATCAGTTACTATCTTGATAATGGTTGGTGGATATTTGTAAATAATCTTCTTAATAAAACTTTTACTTTCTTTAAGTTTAGTTTTGTATATAGTATCATTTTTAGTAATTGTGTCTAATTTAAAATCATAAAAACTATCTACTGAATTTATGAAATCTGTAAAATTAATTGTATCAATTTTAGTAATTGTGTCTAATTTAAAATCATAAAAACTATCTACTGAATTTATGAAATCTGTAAAGTTAATTGTATCAATTTTGTAAACTACTGGAAACTTATCAGCACATTTATCTGCTAATAATTCAGGATATTTATCTTCTATTTTGCTTATTGTCATCTTCGCCTTCTGCATGGTAAAGCAAGATGATAGAGCAACACATAATAAAAATAGGTAACATTTCATATTATTTTGAATCTTCTGTGTAAAATCCTTTCAATGCAATTAATACTGCTGCAACTAATTTTAATGTAGTTGGTGCATCTAAATGATACCCACTACCTGATAATATTGGTTCTACTGCAATCAAAACTGATAATAATAAACCAATAACTGTTGTTTTTAAATTTTTCATAATTTATTTTTCAAGGTTAATTAATCTATGCTCATGGTCTTTTACACTATCTTTAAGTGTTTCTATATCCTTTTTAGCACTTGTTGATTCAATCATTATCTGTCTGATTTCATCAATCAACTTTTCAATCTTATCATACATTGCTTTGCCCATAAATGAAAGCAAAGCAATTAAAAAACTTAATAAAATATTAGTTATCATAAATCATAAATTCTGCATGGTTAGGAATATCACAATCAGCAATTTCAAATGTTTCAGGATGTTCAACAATAGATGGATGTTCTTCTAATGGTTTATTCCAATCTGTTGTAACAACAACTGAATAAACTTCACCTGGTATTGTACTACTTTTTATTTGTCTTATGTGTATCATAATTTAATTTATTGTGCAAAATAAATAACTGTAAGATATGCAGCAATAATTGATGCTGAACCTCTAACTAAATAAAATTCATAACCATTATTTGCTGAATTTATTTTAAAATTTGCAACTGTTGCACCAGCAGTTGTAGGATTTGAATTAGTTGATGTTACTAAAAAACCAGTACAAAATCCTAATATCCTATCTGCACCACTTAATCCAGTAGGCAATTCAGGTGTAGGGCAATCTGATGGCAAACTAATATTTACTGCTGTTGCAGTTCCAGCAGTTGCATAAACTAAATTTATTCTCAATGTAACTAATTTTCCAATTTGTGACCAATGATAAGAATGATTAGTTGCACCTGTTGGACCAGTTCCTGTCCATGTTATAGTTCCACTATATGTCCTTTGAGCTGAATCTCTAAATGTTTGTGCAGAAGCATTAGCAGTTGCAGTTGTATTGTTTGCTTGGAATGTGTAAGATGCTAAACTTTTGCTTTGCAAAGTTGATGTATCTGTTATTGCTAATTTAGTATTGATTCTTGTACTTAAAGTTGATGTATCACTTTTTCTTAAATAAGGATTTAACATTGTACTTGTATCTGCAATATTTAATTTTAAATTTATTCTATTGCTCAATGTAGCAGTATCAGTTTTTCTTAAATATGGTAAAAGCATTGCTGCACTATCTGTTCTTTTTACAAATCTATTGCCCATAGCAGTTGTAGGATTAACATCATGCCATAATGAATCCACTCTGCTAAATTGCAATATTGTTGAATCTATTGGTACTAATGCAATCTGAACATCTGAAAGCTCATCTAACTGAAATCCATTTCTTATTGAAATTTGTATTGTGCCAAAAGTAGGATGCGCCCTCGTTACTGTTCCTATTGCAACATAATGATAAGGAGCTAATGGCTTTGTCAATGTATATCCACCTGCAACTGTTGGGGATAGATATAATGTTTGACCATCTGTATAAGTTGAAGTAGGAAGATTAAGATTAGTTATTGAACCATTTTGAATGACTACTCCTGCACTATTATTTGTAATATCTGTTTCAACTAATCCATAAGTGTATGCAGATGTTTCTTCAGCATTTGCTTTTGATAAAGCTATTGTTGGCAAATTACTTGAATGTGCGCCATTGATATATATTACAGAACCCTTTGTAATTGTTGCACCACTATTATTATATACATTAGTTACTAATCTTGTTGCACTTGCAACTGTTGTTGATGGTCTTAAAGTAATATTTGTTTGTGTAGAACCTTTGAATATAGTTATAGTTGAATCATCTAATCTTGTAACATTGCTAACAAATTTATTTGTAGTATCAACTTTTTTTAAATAAGAAGTAAGCATTGTACTTGTATCTGCAATATTTACCTTTAAATTTATCCTATTACTTATAGAAGTTGTATCTGTTTTCCTTAAATATTTAGATAGCATATTTGAAGTATCTGAAATATTTAATTTCAAATTAATCCTATTACTCAAAGATGTTGTGTCTGTTGAACCACCACCACCACTAACTTGTGACCATGCACTTGTTTTAGGATTGTAAAAATAAAATCTACCATTTGTAGAATCTATTGCAATTGCACCCTTATTAGTTTTATTGCTTTTTAATGTAGGCACTCCATTAAATGTTGGCAATTGTAATGTAGAATCTGTATTGAATCTTGGTGCAGAATAACCATATTGTGGCATAATCTGATAAACTTGTCCAAAACTGACTTGTCCAATAATGACAAATAAAATAGTTATTAATTTTCTCATAATGTAGGTACATCACAAGCACCATAATCTGATGCTATTGTTATATTAAAGTTTAATGTTACTCCAGTTAAAAAATCTTCAAATTTTTCTTCTACCTTATCCCATCTGATTAATTTGTCAACTGAATAAGTTTTAAATTCTTGTCTTAATATGCTCACAAAATCATTTGCAATTCCTAACATATCACTTGTTACATCCCTTTCAAATTCATTATCAAATCCACTTTTATCTAAAAACCAAATGCTTAAATTATATTGCAACTCACGACCTGCATTTAATGATCCATTTTGCACATCAAAAGATGCATTTGGAAATTCAGGTTGATTTGTCCAAAACAACCAATTGGCTGGTGCATTTGGAATCACACTTTTTAACATCTTGTGATTTCCCAATATTGTTTCCAACTCTGTTATGATTTGGTTGTAGGTCATTGAATTTTTCTTTTACTTTTTGAATGTACTCTTTTTTGTAAGTTTTCATTTATTGATATAAGAATGTAAACAATTCACCTGCTACTGCTACATCACCAGTTGGCAATGTTACTAATGCATTATTGATTTGTATGAACCCAGTATCAGATGTTGAACTTGTTGTAATTGTCTTAACCAAACCACTCCTTGTTGCCATTATAGTTGTTCTTGATGATAATGCAGTTACATTAAATGTATGCTCACCACCAACTGCTGTATAATATGCCATTTGTGAAACTCCTACTCCACCACCATAACTTGAAACTAATCCAAATACATTTGGTGGTGTTGCATTGCCTAAATATATAGGACATGAATATCCTTTTCTTTCAGGAAATATTACATCTAATGCACCTGAATTATTATAATACTCATAAAATAAAATGTAATTCTGTTGCAAGTATTTTATTAATCTTGTCTTGTAAAACTCTGCCATTGATAGATAATTGGCAGCTATCAATTCTAAATCACCTCTACTTGGTGTATTGCTTTCTTCAGCAGTTTTTTGAAGAAACCCTTTACTGAATAACTGATAACCCATTCCAATAGGTAACATACTCATTGTGTACCAAATTACACAATCAGTAATATAATCATTTATCAATGCAGTTTCATAAGCATTCAAATTGTCTGCATCAATTCCTGCAAGTAATCTATTATACAAAGTAGAACCTAATGTTGGTTGTATGTTCATATCACTTGCAACCTTAATCATTGGAAATAATTGCTTGTCATCTATTGCAGATGAAGCACCAGTTCTTTGCTTAAATGTTTCAGCAGATATGAAAAGTATATTTTTACTCATTTTATTTTTCAGTTACTAAGTTTTGAAACCATTCATGTCTACATTGAATTGAATGCTCACCATTTGGCATTGTCCACCATCCACCTACCCTTGTTAATACATCATATCCTAATCTCATTGATATGTTTTGAATATCAGTCATTGACCAATACTTTCCTGCCTTGCCTTTATGAGCAGACATTTCATACATTCTTTGACAAAACTTTCTTGATGTATTTATATTTCTATTTGAAACTATATCTCGCCATTCATAAGTATATCTAATAAATACTGCTTTCCCACTTTTCACTCCTAACTCACTTAATGGCTTTAAAACCTTTGTTTCTATGATTGTATCATTACCTACCTTAACTAATTTTGTTAGCAAAATATTGGCATCTATTAGCCCTGCAATGATGTTATTTACCTTTGATACTTCTAAATCTAATTGCTTTGCAATTTCTTCACTTGTTAGATTCTTATTATCAGTCAAAAGTTTAATGACCTTTGCTTCATCTTCACTAACATCTGCAAAACTATCTGCTAATCTTATTCTTTCTTTGATCTCATACTTACTTGAATCTTCACCACAATTTGCAAACTCATTTATCAATCTTTCTTCATCATCCATTGAAAACTGCTGAATCTCATTTTCAGTTAATGGATTATCATCAATGCCTAAAAAAGTATTTATATCTGCATCAGTAAAACCAAAACCATTTTTTAACATTAATGATGCTTGTTGCTTGTTAATCTTACCAGTTGAAAATTGTCTTACAATTCGCATTACATTTTGATATTGCCTACCTGATAAGTTCTTTATAGCATCATTTGTTTCCATTTTAGCAGGTACTTCACTTTGTACTGCTACAACTCCATCACTTGTTACTTGACCTGCATTTAATGGTTCTTTGCCCATTAACTCCCTGATTT